GGCGAAATAAAGAAATATAATTCTGGAGGTATGGTTACTGGTGGATCTGGAATGAAAGATGATGTACCCGCGATGATGAGCGGCGGCGAGAATGTCATTAAGAAATCTTCTGTTGATAAATATGGATCTGATTATTTAAGAAATCTAAATGGTGGAATTATTCCAAGATACGCGACTGGAGGATTCTCTGTTGGCCCATTGCAAAATGAATTCTTGTACGATAATCCTGATCGCCCAACTTCTGGAGAGTTTGCTGTTGATTCTAGATTGTCAGCAATGGCTCTAACTGACGACAATAACCCTCAAAATAAATTAAGACAAGATCGTTATGAAAAACTTGATCAGTACTTACAAGACCGAGCGCAATATGAGAGAGACAAGAAACAGAGCCTTAAAAACTATAAAAATCAAGTAAATAGCACTTTCTATTCAGGATTAACTGCTGCTGCTGTCCAAATAGGCGCTGCTGGACTTACAATGGGAGCAGAGAAATTAAGAACACAAGGTTATGCTGGAACAACTGCTGGTCGTTTAGAATCAGGCGTAGGGACTAGTCCAGAAATGATGACTACATCAAATGGCAGAGCAACCATGCCAAGAAGAGGCGCTTTTGGAGGTTTCATTGCTAAATTTGCTGGTGGCGGTTCTACAGGCCAAGACAATATCCCCGCTTTGTTAATGGGCGGCGAATACGTCATGAATAAAAAAGCCGTCGATATGTACGGCAAAGATTTCATGGGCCAATTGAATTCTGGTTCTCTTCCTAAATATGCTAGAGGCGGGATGGTGGGAACAAGTTATAGCGGTCAAAGCAATACAGACCAGTCTTCTAGCATGGATGAATTAGTAACTGCGTTGAATACTTTAAATGATAACTTATCTAAGGATTCGGGAATAACTCAATCAGAATCAGGAAGGTCTTCTCTTGCTGGAGCTACTCAAGAGTCTGGCATGTCTGTAGTAAATAATATTTCAATCAACATGTCTCAAGGCGGCGAAGTTACCTCTGAAGCTAACTCCTCCACTCAAAAAGGCTCATCCAATTCCAAAAACGATCAGAACAGCATGCAAAACAATGGCAAACTTGCTGAGTTACTTAGAAGCAAAGTTGTTGAAGTATTGGTCGAACAAAAGAGACCCGGAGGATTACTTTACTCCAGTAGATAATTCTTTGATCTTAGAGTCTATAGTCAGTATAGCCTGATTATAGATTTGTTCTATATTGTTATCTTTGGCTAGTGGCAAGTTTAAAAAAGGAGTGTTTTGTACTTTTAAAATAAAAGGGTGAGAAAGATATTCTTTACCTAGCGATTTATTTAAAGTAATACGATATCTTTTTATATGCATTTCGCCGCAGAGAAAAGGATTTTTAATCTTTTCATTTAGATCTGCGGTAATATATGAATCTTGGTGTTTAACATCTAATACAGAAAAGAATTTAAGCTCTTTGTCTTTATTTTCACCCAAGATAAAAGAGATCTTAGCTCCTTTCCCAGAACTGCTTTCTATCTCCGCTTCGCTAAAGTTTTGGCAAAATTTGCCTTTACTAATTAGATCTAGTTCTAAAATGCCGCCTTCAGCATTTACAGAAGTAATTTTAAATAATGCTTTTTCTTTCTTGTCTAAAAAATTATCAAAATAACAGTCCTTAGATACACTAACTACTTCGTTGACTTGATATCCATTGCCTTTTTCAATAACATCATTAATGACAGCGACATAATAAGTCTTAAAAAAACAATCAATTGTATCTCCGTCTAGTATTAAATCTTTTGCATTGGAGTCAAATTTAATTCTTGATTCAGAAACAACAGAAAATACTTTATTGTAGCTAATAAAATCAACACGAACAGTAGAGAACTTCTCTGGGCTTCCAATTATTTCGATCTCTTGGCCTGAATTAATTGAAGACCAATTTGCTAAATTATTAGAGTACGCAAATTCGTCGCCGGAAGAAAACAATACGTCTGTCATATTTATATTATATTACAAATAACAGCTTTTAACACAGGATGTTTTGCGTTTTCTCCTTCATATCCGCTGATTTCAATTGTAGGCTCAGATATGTAGCCGCATCCTAATTTTGCCATAGATAAAGAAAGTAGCTCTCCTTTTGATCCTCTAATAGCGTTAGCAGCCGCTGCTAATCCATAGTTATAGTCAGTCTCTTCAGGACGAGAGATGGTGACATGAGGGACAGACTCTGAGCATCCGTAACCGGGGTCAATGATTTCTATGTCTACTATATTATGGAAAGCATTAAACTTATTAATTTTCTCGCAGTCATGAATATGATGCATTTCTGTTCTGCAAGAGAGTTGCCTTAAGAAATTTTTATTTCTTTTAATAATCTCTGTCTGTTTATTGTTAGCAATTTCAAGAGAAATCATAAATTCTACATCAAGTTTTTGCAATAAAGAACTTCTCTCTTCTGTCATTCTTTGAATTTTTTCATTAATCAAATCATGCTTGTTCCAAATTGAATTGCCGTCTGGAAGGATTTTCCTATGTTTTAAATCGTTGTCGGTAATATTTTTATTTAATTGAACGATATAATCAACCAAGTGATAATCTATTCCTAAAAAATAGAGATGATCTGTGTCTTCTACTAAATTAATTGAAGACTGAATAATTTTATAACTACCGTTAATAAAATATATGATATAATGTTTCATTTTAATTAGCTGTTATTATGCATAAGTCATAACTATTGATAGCTCTAATGTTTGAATGTAAAAATAAAAAGAAGCGTCAGTATAAAGGTTCCTACTAAAAGGGGCCTTTCTAACAGCATAATGAGCAAAAGATAAATTTTTTATACTTCGAAATTTCCAAAAAGTTGCATTGTTTATTGAATCATTATTTGCATAAGTCTGCCGATAGGTGAAATAATTTGCATAAGGCAGGTCTTTTAAAGTTACTGTTATGTTGTTGGTTCCAACTGTAAGTTCGGTTCTATCGACTTCACTATTAACGAAATTGTCTCCAAGAAAACAAAATATTTTTATATTATTTTTCTTTTGGACATCGGGAATTATTAATACAATTTTTAGATTTTCATTTTTTAATACTGGAACTCCATAATAGTAATTATGGCCCAGATTACCCACTCCAGTAAAAGTAGAAAACTCTGCCGCTGCTATAAAAGGAATGTCAATTACAGTCGGCTCTGGATTTATAGAAATTTGAATTTGAGAAGGAGTCAAAAACTGAGAGAAATTATTTGGAGGAGTAACATTTACGCAATTAAAAGCGCCGTTAAATAATCCTTTACTAACTTCATCTGTTAGAACGCTTCCAGAAGAAGAAGAACTGGAAGACAGAAAATAAAATTCTTTACTGAAATCAATAAATGCTTCTTTATTCGCTCCAAGAAAATTAGTATTTTGTATAATTCTTGTGATAGAAATATCGAAAAACTCTTGTCTGTCTAAACCGAAGTCGCTTGTTGTAGCTCCAGATTTTACTTTATATTTATTATTGCCTACTTCTGCATTGATTGATTTTAATGAAATAATTCTTAGATCTTTTTCTGTCGTGTCTAATTCTAAAGCTCTTGTAAAAATTTTATTCCCATTTAAAATATAAGCCCTTTTGCTAGGTTCAATTTTGACATTTAAAGGGAAACTGCCCCCTGTCAAATCTCTATTTTGTAAAGAAAGCGCACAAAAAGAGTTAGTAGCGGCTGGTTCTGATCCTATTACTTTATTGTCAACATTATTAGCTGTTAAATTAGTAACCAAAGTAGGTTTATAAATTACGCTTTGTCTTGATAGTCTATAAAATGACTGATAATTTCTGCCAGTGCTATTTGCGGATAAAATGGATACTTGATTTTGAGTTAAAATGGTTTTATTAATTGAGAAATGAACGTAATTACCATTATTAGTTTTTAAAACATTTTCTAGTGAATAAGATAACGGTACTGCGCCATCGGCTTTTTCTATTGTTTTAATCGCACTAATCAGCGGATAAGTAGTATTAATTTGACTTGCCGCGTCAATTGATTTAGAATAATAATCTAAAATTTTTCTTGATGTTTCGTCAGAAGAATATTGCCAAGCGATCATAAAAGAATCTACGGCTATTAAAACGACTTCATAAGAGTCTAAATTAAAAGATTTTCCACTATCATCTTGAACTTTGTCAAAATAAAAGATTGATTGATCTTTCGATATTTTTATAAAATGAGAATCAATTATTTCATCGTTTCCTTGTTTTATTGATTTTGGCTCTCCGTCATCGTCGTGAATTATGGAATATTTAGTAAAAGAAAAAGCTGTATTTATAGGGGTTAGTAATAAATAAAAGAAATTAACGAAATTATCTGAGCGTATTGGAATGTTAAAAACTAATCGACGCGAAGTGGTCCCATTAATTGGATATATTGCATATGTACCCCCGTTCAAGATTGCCTTTAAATACTCTATTATGTCTGCATCTTTATTGTCATAGGTTACTAATAGAAATCCTGCTTCTTGTTTAAAAGAATTAGATGTAGTTTTGAATCCTTCGTCTGTTAGTCCTCCTTTATCAATAGCTAAAGAAAAACTTCTATACCTACCAAAAGTACTCAAAGAGTTATAAAGATAACCGTTATCAGAGGCATTGTCACTATCAAATGTTAAATATTCTGTTTGTGTTACAGGATCAAGAGCGGAATATTTTCCGAAAGCAGTCCCAAATGCCCCTTTACTATTTACTAATTCAGGGATAATTACTACTCTATAAGGATAATCAATATTGTTAAAAACAACTTTATCTATAAAATTTAAAGGTATATTAAAATTAAGAGAACTTCCAATTACAGCAAAATATTGATTTCTGTTTAAAGCAATAGGATTGTCAAATTCGTATGTCACATTATTGACAATAGTTTGCGCTTTAATCACGTTTGTATAGCTGATTTCTAGGACAGGAAAAGCAGTTGTTTTTAAAGCGTCTGTGGAGTCTACAGCTTCAACATAAGAAAGAGGAGAAGAATTATTAATATTTACTCCATAAACTCTTATAAAGCCTCTTGCTTGACTTTTAGTTAATGTAGTTTTAGTAAAAGATTCATAAATATCTATTGAAACAAATTTAAAATTTGTGTCTTTATTCGGATCAAAGTCTGATTGATAGAAATTTTTTGCAAAAACTTTAAATCCTATAGTGCTATTTTTAATTGAAGAATCATAAAAAATGTCAAGCACTACGTTAGTCTCCTGCGAAGTGAATAAGGCTCTTAATGGAGCAGAGGCTTCTGGTGCTGGTGCTTTTGCGGGGGTAATATTTAATCCAGATTCTATCTGGGTATATTTTAAGTGATACATTTGAGACGCTATAACTGTGTAGTTCGTCCCTTCAGTAGATTCTTGAATTCTGAAAATTCTATAAAAATCATAATCACTATCTGTAGTTCCGTTTAGATTTCCTGAATTTTCCAACGCCCAAGTTATTGATTTGGGAGACATTCCCGAAGCGCCTGTAAAATACGCTAAACCAGTTACATTAAGTCCAGAAGCCATTACTGGAGCTAAACCTGTGATTCTTATAGAATCATAATATTGACCAGTAATTAAGTTGCCGCTTCCTACTATAAATGAATTAGTAAGAGGTTTCCTATAATCATTATAATCAAGATTGCTAGTGACAATACTGTTCCCCGCTGTGTCTTTAAAACTAGGGTCTAAGTTGTACTTAGGAGAAACAATAGTAAATTTATAGTTCTGATCACCAGAAAAATTGAAATCAAGTTTTCTGTCTAATGTTAGCGTCCCAGTAGTGACATTTATATCTCCAGAAATGTTTATATTACTTAAACGCCCCCCTACTGTTTTATGCTTCTTGTAATAATCATGAACTTTTATCACATCTCCGGGTTTTAAATAAACAGATTCTGGACCTGCTTCAAAAGATACGGTTTCCGTTTCGTTATATTCAGAAGCTAATAACCATCTTCCTAATCGTTGGGCTTGTCCTCTACTAGTGCATCCAAATGCTGTTAATTCAGTTTCTTTAAATCCGAATTTTCTAAATGCTTCAATATTTTCCACATATTCTACTGCTGGTTTATAAAAATTATTTTTATCAATATATCTAATATAAACAGCAGAGTTTCTGTCTTTTAGTGAAGTAGATTCATAATTAAAATTACCATCCGTTACGTTCGAATTAGTAAAAGAATAAACAGGAGTGTTTTCTGGCATGTCATTTATTGTATAAATAAATCCATTTGAATAATAGAACATGCCTCTAAAGACAGAAGCCATGTCAGCTAATACTTTAAGAGCGTCTTCTTGACTTTGAAGATAAACATTGCAAGAGAATCTGGGTTCGACTCCTCCAAAACCATCTGCAACGAGTTCATCGCAATATTTGGCTATTTGATAAAGTGACCATTTATCTACATCAGCTTCAGAAACATAGTTCCCTGCCCCGTATCTTTTATTAGTTAATAGATCATAAAAACACCAAGCAGGATTGTCTGTCCATTCTTTATCTTCTTTAAAAGTCCCGTCCCAATAATCGTTTGACGAAGAATAAGGTAAAACTCCTGCTGTGTCATAAACGCTAATTTTTTTAGAATATGCTTCTGAAATTATGCCTCCTGAAGAAGCTTTTGATAAAGAAATTCTGTCAAAAGAAATTTGATTTACTTTAATGCTGTCTGCGTATCCTACAAAAGTATCTTTAAAAATTTCTATCTTTTTGTTGTTAGTTATGAAATAAGAAGGAATAAATGGCCCAGTTTTATCGTTTGCTGCGTCGTATATTTGAGCAGCGCTTAAGGGAAGTAAAACGACTGTTTGGTTTTGTTCAAGGGTAACAGAATTTGATAAAAAAGTTTGATCTATTCTTAATCTGTTATATGCTTGTAATTGATTTTGAGTGTCTCCTTTTAGTTGCAGTAAAGCTGCTCTCTCTAATAAATTTTCAGTTCTCTTGTTGAAATCCAAAGGCCTTATTGCATTTCCAATACAAAGCGTTTGGTAAGCATTGTAATCGTCAATATTTATATTACATTGAATTTGCTTCTCTGAATTTAACAAAACATCTATTTCGGCGTTTAGTATATTGGGGAAAAATTCTTTACTTAAAGATTTTCCGATGGACAAACTACCCTTATCATTGAAAGTTTTCGTGTCGCCATAAAAGTATTTATAACAAGTAGTGGCAAGATTGTCTATTTGACTATTATAAAGGGAGTCTTCCTTGAATGATACTCCTTGTATTAAAAGAGAGGGAAGCCCCTTCACTGATGCTTCTACTTTACCAGCTTGATCCCTTGCTTGTGGTTTTTGTGTATCAACAAGGGGAGTTTTATTCCAAGTACTATCATTAAGATTTATATTTGCTACGACCCTCGCGACTTCATTAAATGTCACTTTCGGGTTTACTACCTTTGGTAAGATGAATAAAGTAATTCTTGTAAAAGTCTTTTTTAATTCATCTGTCGAGTATTTGTTTTTGTTTAGTTGTTTTGTTATGGTATATGTTTTGCCATCATTTGGAGAAATAATTGTGAGTATTAAACTCACATTTTGTTCAGCTATGGTCATAGAAAGATTAAATTGCTTCTCTCTATTAATTAAAGAATAAGTTCCAGCATAAGAAATATTTTTTAATTTAATAAAAAAGTCACAATAACACCCAGAAAACCCTTGATCTTTTAAATAACCTTTTCCATTAGTAATATGTGTGTCCCTAGTAGGCATTAAATCAATTTCGTAATATGGAATATCATTATTGGCGGTTATATCTTGATTTCCGCCTTCATATTCGAAAGCTTTTGTTGCCTGTCCATTAGCGCAAAGAGTTTTTAATGGTATTGATATGGAACTACTTAAAGGTATATCAAAAACATTAGGATTAAATGCTTGAGGGATAGCCGAGCTTGAAACAGAAGTTATACCCTGAACCAAAACATTCCATTTTTTATTCAACCAATTTCTAACAGAAATACTTTCTGATGTAGCCAATTTTCGATTATAAACTAGAACTTCAAAAACTGTGCATTTGCTATTAAGCGAGGCATGATGATTTATTGCTAGGCCAAATAATGCTAGAACTGAAACAAATCTACTCTTGAGATGTATGTTAATAGTATTCTGCCAAAATACTGAATAAACAGCATTTTTATCTTGAGAGAACCCTATAATATAAGTAGTTGGATCATTTGTGGTGCCCCAATAATTAGAGCGACTAGAAAATTTAGGTACGTTAGACGCTACTCCCGGCATGTCAAGATTTGTATTATTCGCTGCGAAATAGCGATTAATTTTCTGTGTTTGCCCGAAAATATAGTTTTGACCGGGAAAAGAAGCTAAAATAGAATTTCTTTCAGTATCTAGAGCGCTAGAATGCCATTTACATACAATGAAAACAGTAAAATCATCCTTACTAATAGCCGCAGTACTATCTGCGTTACCAATGAATTTCACTTTTTGAGTAGTCTCAAATGTCACTCCATAATTTCCATTGGGGCTTTGCTCTGAGTGGCTTGATCCATATTTTGGTCTAGCGGCAGTTCCAGCAGGGTTTGTGTAAGTTCCATCCCCTAATACACATTTTATAGTTGATCCAGCTACGGTATTGGGCCAACTAGTTACCTCTCCTAGCGAGGTAGTTAAGGAAGGATTGCTCGCATCAAATTGAGCAGCTAACCCATTTTTAATTGGCGGATTGACATTGTCGGCATTTGCATAATTACCATTTTCTCCTAAAAAGAAATCTTCTGTTGTTTCTCCGTCTGTTTTTGAAATTGTTGTTGTAATGGTCGGCGCAAGCGGAGTAGTTATGCCATAAGTTTTTGTTATTGGATTATAATTAAAAGGAACTTTGACTTTTAATAAGTTAACATCATATGATCTTTCTGGTATTTTAGAAAAATATCCAGCGTTAAATTTAGAAGTAACAATTGCAGAATTAGTATATCTAAACGAAGAAGAGTATGTTTCAGTAATGCTTTCTAAACTTATAAAAGATGCTCTTGCTGAAAAAGTGTCTTCTGGAGTGATTTTTAATACTGTAATATCCCAACCTGCCCAATTTTGGTCTTCATTTAATCCAGAAAAAACATTAGATGTGTTTAAAATGATTTGCTTAGAATAGCCTTGAGTTACTTTTCCATCGGATTCTATTTCGAATAATTTAGGGACATTATCTACGTTAATTACTAAATTTTGATTGTCTTTAATTATTGTAGCAGTATTCGAAGTTAAATCAAGTGTTGGAAGATTAGCGTTGTATCCTTCATTGTAAATTGGAGAGATTTTAATTCTTATTTTGAATTTATTTCGTATAACAGACCCAGCACCAGCGACTATAGCGTCGAGATTTCCATCTTCGGTTTGTCTTCCTGTACGGGTTAATTTAAAATCAGTTGTCGTTGCTGATTCAACTCCTTCTATCTTTATTTTCCCATCCCTTACTTCCGTTAAATCTTGGTATTTCAAAGTCACATAAAGAGAAGATATTCTAAAATTTAAACTTATTTTTTTACATTCTTTATTTAATATGCGGTAAGTCCTTTGGTAATCAAGGACTTCATCTGTTGTCCTAGCTAGTTGATTTGGGCCTCTTAATCTTTCTCCTATGGAGCGAATATAAGATACGCTATCGAAACCTTGATCTAATGAAGTGCCTTCTGGAGTTCCATTAGTTACTTGAACATTTATTTGTTGAAAATTGTATTTTTCTTGACTGTCTAAAAGAGGAGTTTGGTTCCACTGGATAGATCTTAAATATTTAGATTCACTGTTCTCTCCTACTACAGAAGAGTATTCATTATAAATAACTTTTTTAAATCCTAAATCGCCAACTTGACCAGAATATAAATACTGCCCTTCAAGAAGTCCGCCGATTGGCCCTTCTGATAAAAGATCTTTTACTTTTGCAAATTGGTACACTCCATAAGGCTGTCCGTTATATACAAATCCTTCAACGTCTTCATAAGCGGCAGTTGGTTGTGGCGATTGCGAACCACCGCCTCCACCGCCAAAGCCTTTTATGTATTTAAAATCTTCAAAGTTATTCATTTTTTATATGTAGTTAATTGAGTCTTTTACATCTGCTGCTGTTGATTTAGTGTCCATTTCAACATTGTTAACGGATACTTCAACTGTTTGAGATCCAATTTTCATTCTACCGTATCCAATTGGAACAGGTCCGCCTTCTCCAATAACATTAGAAGGTCCATCAAATAAGTAACTTGGCTTGCTGCCGTCTTGTTGAATTTTTCTAAAGTCTTCAAATTTTGGAGGAGACATCATTAATAAAGCAACGCCTGTCACGGCTAATCCAATACCTGCGCCGATTAGTGCGCCAGACAAAACAGTTGCACCTGTTCCTCCTGCGGCTCCTGCCATGCCAAGAAATGTAACTCCCCCTGCTGCTCCAATACCTGTTGCGATTAGTATAACGCCCAACACTAAGGCTAGTATTCCTTTGGTGCTACTGTTGCCGCCTCCACCAGCGCCTTTAATAATAGGCACAATATCTAAAGTCTCTAATTTCTCATTTATCATTACTAATTCAGAGTTAAGAATAGACTCTGGTTTTTCTAGAGAAATATTTTCTGGATTCATTATCTCTCTTTTATTAACAATCACCTTATACTCTACGCTTTTTTCTGCTGCTCCAATTAGATATTCCAGTAGCTTACCCTTGGACAAAACTTGGATAGCTCGCAATGCTTCCTTTATAGAATTTACTTTTAAACTCCAATTTTCCCTTCCTACATATTCTGCTATTTCTCCGTGTAAAGTAACGTTAGTTATAAAGATTATGCCTCATTATATAAATTACCCATTTTTTGTGTTGGTTAGAAAGCTTTTCGGTAAGAGAAGGTTTATTTCCGGGATGATGCAAAATCATGTCTTCTCCAAGATAAACGGCGCAATGAATTGGGAAATCGAACCTTTTTGTTCTCATTATTAAAACATCGTTCTTCCTAAAATTGGAAACTTGCCTGAATCCATTGTATTCAAAGTACCTCTTTAAATAGTCGTCTTTATCTTTTAAAGCGGCTTCTTCGTCTAGAAGTCTTTTGCTTGCTGTTTTATTGTACTCTTCTTCAGAAACATTATTTTTAAGAATTTCTAACTCTGGACAAAGATGGAGATTCAAATCGTGCGCGTAATAGTCTCTAACCAACCATAAACAATCTGCAAAGCCTAAAAGAAAAGGTCTTCCTGTGTATTGAATTTTATAACTATTTGGATTATAGGTGTAGAAAGATCCGCTTTGCTTATTGTAGACAATGCATGGTAATCCCAATCTTTCAGATACAATTATATCTACTTCTGAAATAGCGTCAAAATTAATATGAGAATGATAATAGGCAGCGACATTAGACTGACCGTCAAAATTCATCATAAATTCAGTAGCTGAATTAATCAGATTTTCTGTCTTTTCTATGTCTAATCCAGACTCTGAATGTACGAGAAGCCCACATACTTCATTATTAGAAGTATTAGCGTGTTCAATAATTTTGCTTTTAATCTCTTCCGTTAGCATATTTGATTACTCCTTATGAAGCAATAGATTCTTCTTTTCTCTGCGTCTGTGAGCTTTTCAATGATTGATTTTTTATTTCTTGGTTGGTGTAAAATGTGGTTTTGCCCAAGATAAATGCCAAAGTGTGAAGGGTAATTTTCTAGGTATTTGAATACAATGATATCATGTTTTCTGGCATTTTCTATTCCTTCGATCTTAACGAAATTTTCTTTTTCAAAGAATTTATCAAAATTTTGCGAGTCGCAAAACTCTGCTAATTTATTTTTTACAAACTCTGGATAATCCTTATCCCAATCTGCTGTTCTTTCATAATGGAAAATCTTAATACCGAATTCTTCATTGTAATAGTTTTCTACTATTGATAAGCAGTCAGATACCCCAATTACAAAATCTTTATCAACGTATTTATTATAGTAATTTTCTGGAGAATACTCTTCAAAAGAATCACTTTTTAGTATATAAACTATGTTTTTTAGGTTAAGCTTGTGGCTTATCTGCTTATCTAGCTCTGAGAAAGAGTTGTCTTGTATGCAGTGAGAATGATAAATCCCAACAATTTTGCCATTCATTGCCGCCTTTAAGTAATCTAGGTGACATACAACAAATTCATTTTCCTTATCCTGAGCTATATTCTTACAAGGAAAAGATTCTAGTATATTCTTTTTATTTAGAAGCAGAAGACCGCAACATTCATCTGGGTTTTCCTTTAATGAATGAGCTTTTATTTTTGCTTTTATTTCGTCGCAAATCATTATCCTACTCCTCTATTGTAATTAGATACTCCATAAAATCCTCCAAAAGGTAAAGGATTTTCTCCAAATCTAATTTTACATCCTTTTATACTCTTGGAGCATTGATCAGCTATCCAGTATTCTCCGTTTGGAGGAGGCACATCCATAGGTGTATTAGTTTTTGCTATAAAATAAAAATTAATCTTGTTTTTCGTAATAAAAACTATTTCTCCTTTTTTATAACTTTTTGACAATTGCCAAGCGCTTGGATTGTTTGCGATAGTAGTCTGTCCAAAAATCGCCATTTCAGAAATTATTTGATCGTCTTCAGTGGCGCAGATCGGCGCATTTTCTCCTGACGAATTACTTTTGTTTGGTATTGGAGTTGTGGTCCCATGAATTTCTTCTTTTAAATTTTCGCTGTACTCATAAAGACAGCCTTCTCCTCTATATTGCCAAGGACAAATATAACTTAAGACTCTTCTCTTAGGCAACTTCACTCTGTCTAGGTCTATTGCGCTTGAAAGCTCAAACTGAATGCTATTTTTATTTTCTGAAGACTTCCTATCAAAGTAATAAACATCTCTAGGAAATTCGCAATTTGGATCAGGATCAAATCCATCTGGTATGATT